TTAGAGCGCACGCCTGATAAGCGTGAGGTCGGTGGTTCGAGTCCACTGCGGCCCACCATTTATTAAAGAGGCAATTTCGACGATAGGTTGAAACGCCTCTTTTATTATTATAGTTAAGTTTTCGCCGTCATATAATAAGTTCGAACATGCAAGTTTTATCAATTCTCGCTTTGTTTCGATGTCGCCGTTCAAATACAGTAATGGAGCCTTTTTGAAAAGTTCGAGCGTTTTTCGAGAAAATTCGAGAATATCAATCGTTGAATTATTCAAATTTGTTAATTGAGCATTTAACGAATCGATTTCGTCTTGGAACTCGTCGCGTTTTTTGTTATAAAAAGTTTCTTCCAATTCCCCGTCGAGGAACATATCAAACATTTTGTTCAATCTTGCGTTTATGAGATTGATTCTTTTTTGTACTTCTTGAATACGGTCCGCGTTTATTTCGGTTTGTCTTTTAACTTGTTCTCGGACTTGCTCTTGAACAATCTCCATTCCCTCGTCGGAAAGTTGCAAACGTTTTAACACGTTCAAAAAGATTTCCTCGGCGTGTTTTTCTTTTAAATAAGTTCTTCTCTTGCAATCTCCACCGCGTCGCCCCGTACAATGGTAATAAATATATTTCTTTTTCTTGATTTCGCCTACAAGCGAGCAACCGCAAACCGCACATTTTATTAAACCCGTAAACAAAAAATTCAATTTGTTGTCTCTGCAAGTTGATGTTTTTTCTTTGATTATTTTTTGACAAAGATAATACAACTCGGGAGAAATAATCGGTTCATGTTTTCCGATGTATCTTTTACCATTCCAAATAAACTCCCCCATATATACAGGATTATTTAAAATGTCCTCAATGTTCGATTTCCCGCACTTTACGCATTTTGAAATCATAAAGCCTCGTTTTCGCATTTCTGCAGCAAGGCTCATATATGAATAATTCCCCGTCGCATAAAGATTAAAAACATCTCTTATAAATGGAGCCTTTATCTCATCGACGATTAAGTAAGAACGTTTTTTTATTCTCTCCGTTCTATATCCTACCATGGCATGAGACGGGTAATATCCTTGCTCTGCTTTTTCTCTCATTTTGCTTGAAACCTCAAGAGACAAATTTCGGGAATAAAGATTCGAAAAACCGTTGTTTATTTCAAAAATTAAAAAATCTTGAGGGCGTGAAAATTCAGAAAGAACCATGTTGTCTTGGATTAAATGAATATTAAATCCTTGATGTTCTGCCATAAATGAAAGCGTGGCGGAATCAACGGGGTTTCTTGAGGCTCTATCATTTTTTAAAAATATAAGATGTCGAATTTTATGTCTTTTTGCGTATGCAATCATTTTATTAAATTCCGGACGTCCGGGAACTTTTGCCGTATGAGATTCCGTAAAATGTTTAACAACTTCGAGATTTTTTGCCTTGCAATATTGGACCTCCTCTTTATATTGAAAATCGAGAGAATACCCCTTTTGACGTTGTTCGTCGGAACTAACGCGGCTATAAATTAAACATTTAGTTTGAGACATTTTATCCTTTTATTTGATTGTAAATAGTCGTTTTAATTTGTTTCAAAGAATTGTTATCG